TACGCTGTCCTATTGGATTTAATACATAAGGCACATCATGGCCAAATGTCGCACCACCATCATAAGAAATTGATAAATCTACGCGAGGACGGGATAAGTCACCAAATCCTGTATTTTGGTTTGATTGAAACTTTATAAAATCAAAATCGCCAACAACAGGACTTTGTGTTGTTAACAGATTTAAACTATCTTGTGTTTCTATAAAATCACCATCTTGTGTAACTAAAAATCCAGAATTACCCTGTGTTATAACAAACTGACCATCTTGTGTTAGCCACAGCGCATCACCACCCAATGTTTGTTGCTGGTAGTTTGTTTCGCCCGATTCAATAGTAAAACCAATATCATTAATAACACGATATTCTTGTGATGGCGCACGTATATTTTTGCATGTTCTAAAGCGTGGAATTTCTTTTAATATAGGATTTCCCATTGAATCATTTTGCGTACTGTAATCCGTAAATATCGTATCAAATGCAAATAGATTGCCATTTTGTTTGCTAACAAAATAATATTGGTTATTAAAAAATGCAACCTGTGCTGCAATAAAATAATTTAAGTTTTCATCCGATGCATGGAAAAACCGTTTTGTATTGAAGTCGTAAAATAAGGATAAATTATCAGTGTAAAAATTAATATGATAAATTAAGTGTCCATCTTGCCTGTATAAAAATCCTTGCGAGTCTTGTGGCGCAGACAGCTGTGACATCAGATAGTCAATGCCGTCTGTTGTAATTTTTTCAATAGTACAGCCATCGGTTGAATAAACAATGATTGGGCCGCTTTTTTCATTTTGCGCAAGCCATACGACAATGCTATCCATAAATGCAATCGTAGCAGGGTTTAGGCAACCATAATCAATATTGTATTGATTGTTGCGCTGATACGGAAATAATTGCGCGCCCGTATCAAACCATGGCTCAGAAACAATCGACCCAATGACAAGTATAGCATTTCCCTTTGATGGAAACCTGACAACAGCCTGTATCGTATCAGGCTTTGTTTGTATTAATCCGATACTCGCAGCGTTATTAAGCCACGTAAGTCCGTCATTTTGTCCAGATAGGCGCCATGTGTTGGTAGCTGGCGGTGAGTAAAAATTATCTGATTTTGCAGCGCATAAAAAATAGGTGTCGTGAAATGTAATGTATCCTGGGGTGAACTGCAAACCTGTAACAACCCTAAAAGTTGGAGACAAAGTTGGATCGTATAAATAGAGATTCACTCCATCTGATAATAATATTTGTGGCTTATTGTTCTCTGAAATGTAGACAACACCTGTATTTGTTTGCAGAGGAACGCCTGGATTAATTAATGTAACTTGCGAATCAAAAGTACGATTTAAGTTTTGGTCGAAAAATAAATTCACAAGATAAACATTCGTATCAATAACAACAACAAGTCTTCCAAGTTTTGGGCTAGAATAAACAGCACGTCCTACAAAACCATTATTAAACATGGATGATGCGACTGCAATTTGATAGCCCGCATATGGCACTAACCAATCGTCAGACATGAACATATTATAGGTTTTTTCAATACTGATTTTAGGATAACGGCCGAATGTAGAGCTTCCAACAATATTGATGGGGACAGGCTTGAAATTTTGGCCTCTTGCTATCATGACAAAATCCTTTTTTAATCAGGGCGCCAGCCACGACCAATATTCACGTCACCCCAGTTAATTCCAGAGCCTTCACAGAGAATACTTAGCTTCTGTAATCTCAAATCCGGTGGAGACATATACATTAATTTACGCTTCATGGAAGACAATATTTTTTCTGACTCTGGATTAAATAAAATGCCATATTCAGAACACATATACTGAGCAAGCGCATATCGTAAATATTCTAAATACGATGAGTCATAGCCTGCATTATTAGTTTGGATAAAGTTATATTTTGAGATGTAGGCTGTTGCAACTGCACCTGATCCACCGCCTCCTGTAATTGTCACAGTAGGTGTACTTACAAAATTTCCTCCTGCATTAACCAGGTTAATAGCAGTAATGCTCCCATTGCTAACAACAGCATAGGCTTCCACTCCCGAACCACCGCCACCAGAAACTGTCACAGTAGGCACAGATGTATAGTTTAGTCCTGGATTAGTGACTCTAATGTTTTGGACAAATCCTTGTCCTAATGAAGAAAGTACATTGGTCAAATCTGTCTGCAAAGTGACATCATTTAAAAATAACTTTGCCATGAATTTAAGTGGATAATTGGCTTCTGGCAGAAAATAAGTGCCTAACGTTCCGCCGCCTTCACCACGGTTAAAGTTCCAGTTAAATGGTAATGTCTGTATGTTATCCACGCGACTTGAACCAAAGTAGGCGCGACGCCCTGTTTGATCCATAGGATAGCGAACAACATCAATATTAAAAGTTGCAAGCTCAATATCTGCGACATTGGGAAGAAAATAAAATTCCTGGCCACCAACCAATGGCATTTCAATGTAGGTGTAATAGGGAATTAAATCAGTTTCTATTTGCTTAAAATCAAGCAATGCGTTTAACAGCATGAGACCATCTGTAATTTGGTCGCCCGTAACAACTTGTAAATTACGGGCGACTATACCAGACAGATACCATGAGCGCGTTATGAGTGTTTGGGCTGTGTAGGCCATAGCACACGCTCCTCATGTTAGACTACACCAATGCAGGATATGCAGTGTTAGAAACACCACCCCACGATGCAACAGAAACACTTACTGCATCAGAGCCGGATGTCACTAAATAGTCGATCTCAGGTTTAGATGAGCCAACGCCTGCAATCATCACAATATACTGCGACTGTGCAATACCAGCAGACACACCAACGATAGTTGGCAAGTTACCTGTAGCAGTTGAGCCTGTTGGTCTGAACTGTACAACGTCCCCTGCGGCAGCTGGCGTAAATGTCACAAGCAGACCCACGATGACATTGGGTAATGTCGTTGTAGGAATAGCACTGTTTGTGGTTAAGTCGATTGCTGTAAAACTCGTCGCCGTACCACCTGATAAAACAGAGATAGCGGGTGAATTAAAGTATTGCAAAAAGCCTGCCATGTTCTGTGGCTTATGAGTTGCATAAACAAAATGGCTTGAACTATCTGTTTGGATAAACCCAATTAAGCGATAAGAATCATAGCCGGAAGGCATAAGTGGCCCTGGATAATTGCTTGTTAAGCTAAGTACAGCCGCAGTGTTATTATAATTGCGAGAATCGCCAATTAAATAAATAGCGTACTGTGTACTTGCAGCAATCGTTCCAGTATCTAAACCATTCACACCATTGACAGCGGAGTTAATCAATAGCCCAGCTTGATAATTTGCAACTTGTAGCGCAGGATTATCAATGCCGAAGTAATTGGTTAAACCAACCACCATGTCTATGGTGTTATTGGAATCTCGTGCTGCACCAGGAGCTACTGCCAATAAGGTAGTAGAAGCAGGCGCAATATTGAGTCCAGAAAGATATAAATGGGGCAATGCGTAGATTGCATCATTTTGAATCTGTGGGTTTGTCATGTGTATTTCCTCTCAATCCTTAAGTTAAAGGGCGCCTTAATTAAGGATGCGCCCCATTCCTATTAGCCTTGCGACAAGGGAACCAAGAACCGCATGGAGTACTCAGGAACAATCACGGAGCCGTGTGTTTCATCGTAAATCATGCCTGTTTGGTTTTGTCCAAAGAGCGAACCGTAGGTCAAGCGCAGAGATGCTCCTGTTTCAGGATCATACTCATTCGCTGTGTCATACGGACTTTGCTCTGGCAATTGTGGCATCGCCATAAACAATGCTTCTCCACCCAAAATACCGCCGCAACGGTGAGATGGATAAGTCAGCAATTGCATACCTGCTGCAATTGGGTTGTTAAGGTTCTGATTAGCACCACCAGCCCAGTTAAGAGCAGGGGTAATACTAATCGTGACATTTCCAGAAGCATTTGCAGCTGCATTTGCAGTTGCTCGCACTTGCACAGGGTTTGCTGATGGGTTATGCCCAATGAAAGTCAGGTAACGCATATTGGGTTGTCCAGATACGCCATCTTTGAATGCAAATACGTCGCCTGCAAATACTGCGCTCGCATCTGATGCAGTTGCACCACTCAGTGTAATCTGCGTAACATTTTGCCCTGTGGGATCGTTAGTGCTGATCACTGTCAACGTTTGTGCGTTCACACCAGTGTTTCCACTAACGTGAATTGGCATCAAGTTGGATTGATAGTATTTGACTAACGGGGTTCCAAAATCACCTACTTCCCAGCTCATTGCAATGTCATCGTTACGATTAGGAACGAATTGGTTTAGACCATTACCAACGATTGCAGGGATGACGGTATCAGGCAGATAAATTTTCATGCCTTCAGCAACGGCGCCGTAGTTCTTAAACAACATCACAGCTTGCGCGAGTTGTTGGTAAGAGCTAATAGCAGTTGATCCATCGCCGAAAAATCTATACGGCCCCGAGAAAGTATTCTGTGTGCCATCTAACTGACTGGTAACACCAGAATCCCAATTTAATGCAATGTTTGCTTCAACCAAGTTTGCAAGTTCAGCAATTGCAGACTTACCAAACACACGCATGTAATCTTCTTCACCTTTTTCCAAGTTGAAGATGCGTTGTTGTGAGGTAACAGCAAAGCTTGTGTTATTTGCTTGGTCGCAAACAAGTTGCAATACACGTTGTACGGCAGGCTCAAATGCTGCAACTAAACCTGCAGTCGTTGTGAAACGAGGAGGCAAGTCAAACGTTACAGTTGATCCTAAGTTTGCTTGGATTTTATCGAAATCCTTAAACTTGGTGTTCGCTGTGGAAATATGCGCGCACAAGTTTAATAACAAGCCCAAAGACGATCTTTGGTATGTTTGGACTTGTTGTAAAATGTTATTTGGGAATACAGCCATTGTAATCTCCTAACTATCAGTCCGTTAATAGTTCGGATAAACAATGTGCTAAGGTCGCTTAAACTATACTTTCCATTTATTCCTATAGTCTCTAACGCCCATCACACCATTATCCGTTCCAGTGTTAGAAGGACGCATTTGACTGAGTGGCTCATTAGGGACTCGCGTTTTGGAAGCTGTCTCATTGTCTTTTAATGACTGGGACATCCGCTGCGCTTGCCGGACGGCATCTTTAGGCGACATGTTGGCTAGCTGTTCAAGCGTTGCCATTTTTCCACGGTCTTTGCCAAGCTCGTAAAGCATGTCATGGGAGTTATCCACATGCTCTGCTAATAGCTGTACGACATTCGGAAACCGCGCATATTCAATATCACCCGTGACGGCGTCGAAATCAGCGTATTTCTCTTTTCCAGGGGCTATTTTGTTCCAGAAGCTTTGCACGACCTTTTGGGCGGTTTCTGCTTCATAACGTTTCTGTTGTTCTTGGAAACGCTGATCTGAAAACCGTTGTGCTTCTTCTGATGCCAGTCGTCTAATCTCTTGTTCAGAGGCTATGTTTGGTGATTGCTGAGAGCGTTGATATTCAACTCCCTCATTATTTTTCTGCTGAACATAATTAGGCTGCTCTGTTTGCAACCGCTTATAATCTTCAACAGCACCATATTTCGCTTTCTTTACAATGTCAGTGACTTCTGACTGTCTAAAAGTCCTTTCTTCATGTGCCGGTTCGTTTGAGTGTTGCGCCGGTGATGGCGCTTGAGCCGGTTGTGAAGTTATCGCCCCAGGAGAAGGTGAACTACCTTGATCCTGGCTCATTCCTTGAGCTTCATTCATATGCTTATCCTTAGCTATTAACCCCGCAACGGTGATGCCCTGCTATCTGTCACAGGTCTACAGGCTATTAACCCCACCACGGTGATGCCTCGCTATACGCACGAGTCTCGATATTTAAAACTGCCGCATATCCTATGCAATCAGCCTTAATATATATTTCATCATAGGTATTGACTTTTTAAATGTCAATAGCTTTACGCAATTTATAAAAAATATTCTCTCTCTTTCATCAGATAATTTAATTTCTTTTTGGAGCTTTTCTTCGGCATACATAGGGTCGATGTCTAATTGCTCGCAGTACCAACGGAAATTAGGGTTTTTTCCTGACAGAAAATTTCTAGCATGATACGCTTTCTCATGACGACTTTGCGGATCGAAATCAAGCACTCTATTGATCTTTGTTAATAAATCCATCATTAGAATAAGCATTTTAAATTCATGCTCCTCCGCGTATGGATACATCTTGAATGCGAAAATGACTGACCGTCTCAAGTTCTTAGCGCGCTTTGCACGCTTATCTAAAATTGCTTTGCAGGGTAGCCTTGGTTCATAACTTAAAGTGGCCTCATGAAAAGCATCACTGATGATACGCGAAAATAACGCACGTTCCCCGGATGGGTTTTGTCTCATCTAAATTTCCCTATTAAATTAGGCCAGCCATGACGGCTGGCCATTCCATTAGAACACTGCATATCCAATCAACAAGGTACCATTTAATGCAGTGGCAGCCGTGTTGTTATAGATCGTCAGTGTAGAGGTTCCCGCACCTGCTGTTACCGTGAATGTAATATTGTTTGTCGCATTATTACTTCCACCCATGATTTGCAGATGAACAACCGACGTGGTTGTAATAAACGTATTTGTCCAGGTAATCGCATAGGTTGCCCCGCCTGCTGTAGTTAATGCGGATGTAGTGATGATACCCGCTGTACCGCTTGCAGTGACTGCATTAGCCGCTTCTGTGCCATTGACCTTCGCTAATACAATGGATGATCCTGCTGCCATGGTATTGGTTGAGTCTTTGCGCACGATATTGGTTGCTAAAATACCGCTATCTTGGATCGTACCTGCGGCATCTGCGGCTGTAACAACATCGCCAATAGTAAAGCCAGAACCTGCGGTAGATGCAACGGTCGATAAGGCATTATTAGAGGCCGCTTTTGCTGCTGCTGTACCTAATACGCCACCATCACCGATCGTTCCATTCGCATTGGTAAATGCTGCCACATGGCCACTTGTGGGCGCTGCATTCAGCATAACGACCTTTGTTTTTGTCGCATCAGTAGGGGAGAACCCTGAATCTTTGATCTGACCTGTGGTGCCATTAAAATTAGCAAAATCACCACTAACAACAGGCAATAGAACATCGCCCGGATTAGCCCATTGAGTCAGCGTAATAACGCCATTGCTAATTGAGACCGTAAAAATACCAAATGTTCCGTGATTAGTATTTGGATCATAAAGATAAGTGACGCCCAATACGTCAGATGCAAAAATAGGGTTTACAGCAAGATCAATTGCATTGAGATAGCCCGCAGCTGTAAGTGTTGCAAGACTCGCAGTTGTTGTCATGTACTTCATGGCGCCTAAGACGCCAACTTGTCCGGGCAACACGGACGGTGCTTGAACGATACCCATAGTAAATTCCTTTTAAAGTAAAAGTTAATTCCATTTAACTCAGTAAAACCATTAACCCCGTCGTGGAGTTAGTGAGCCACCTGATCGTTTCCATTCAGCATGGCCTTTGCCTGTCATCTTGCCAGGCTGTCCAACACGCCCACCTTCACCTTTACGCTGAATAACACGCGAAATGCCTTCTTGGTGGGTATCGCTGACCTTACGATTATCGATCATTCCTGACTTCATTTTGCTTTCCATCGTCTTTCCTCCGTGAAATAGATTTGTTCAGCCACATAGCGGCTTCCTCAAGTCGTTCAATTCCTTTTGAACGCTCTTTATTGTCCTCTACCGTGTTAATGACCCAGCAATAGAATTCATATAAAGTTTTCTGTATGTGCCTCATATCATCGCGCCTTTTGGCATCGACTGCAATATACTCGAATGGGTTAGCTATCTTGCCATCAGGCAGTAACCCATCTGGTTTTTGTATTTTTATCTTTTGGTTTTGTTCTAGTAAATCACCAAGGCAGTAATTAATCTTTTTAAGAGCAGCCTCGCACTTTAGGATAGATGCATGCGTTTGTGCGCCATGAAAAATGGTGCTTTTAATTTTTTCAACATCAACTATCTCTTCCACTTTTTCTATTCTTTCAAAGCACTTTTCAATGCCTACTTGCGTGTGATTAATCGTATGTTCTTGCGCATTGACCTGTTGTCTCACGCTCTCAAGATCAATGTTAATCTTATTTCTAAAGTTCTGTATTTCTGAAAAAGTAGGAGGCGTTGAAGAGCTATAAGTACCATAACAACCCCCCATCCTGCCATTAGGATAAGCTGAACAAGTTCCCTGTAAACATGCACCTGTGCATAAACATACGCTCATACTAACCTTCCTAATGTAATATTTTTTAATAAGCGAACACTTGGGTTTTCAACCGTCCAAATCTCGCCTGTCTCATTAATAGCAACGACCCACAGTAAATGATGCTCTTGGCTATAGTCTATTATTGCAATTGCATGACCATCACCTTTTCCAATTACATGCATTGGAATAGTGGGGTTTAATTGCAAAATCATAAATGCCCATACTTAAACAATGGGTTTAAAACCTGAGTACAATGGTTTGTATCTTTAATGATTGTGCCAACGCTAAAATATTTGTGAGTCGTAATATCTTCTGAATCATAGACATATTTTGGCTTTGGCATCCGCATGTCGTTATCATCCATATAGGTCATAAGCGCTATTGGCTTTATCTCTGATAAGTCTTTTTTATCAAGTTTGGCTTTCTTGATCTCTTCCAGATAGTCATTTTTCAATTTGTTATAACGCTTAATATTAAACATGCGAAGTCCTTTTAGAAGTTATAAATTCCATTTATCAAAACAGGTTACATGCCTTTTTTAGTAGGCTTAACCATTTTTCTGCGTGTTTTGTTTGTGTCTTTGGCAACAGGCTTAACAGTCTTGTTCGTCTTGCCGAACGCCTTTTTTGCATCTTTGACTTCCCGTTTGTTGTAGGGGTTTGGTTTCTTGGCTTGCATTGTGTTCCTCCATGGAATGTTCAAACTCAGTTAACAAATCATTACTAAATGGTCGTGTAGGCATGCTCCAACCGATTCGGCCATAGTATGAAAACCTAGACTCAGGCATCACTTTTTTTTACCCTGTGCCTTTCGTTTTACAGAATAAGCAATGGCAACAGCCTGTTTCTGTGGTTTTCCTGCTTTTATTTCAGCCTTAATATTACTTGAGAAGGCTTTCTTTGACTTCGATTTCTTTAATGGCATTTTTCGCTTCCTTATTTTTGCGACGTATCTCCCAAATTTCATCTAATTTGCTTTTAAGCATGCCTGCAAAAAGCTCTTTTAGCTCCATTTCATGCGGCGTTATCTGGTCAGCGCTAAGATCATCTTCATACCAGCCACGCCCTATGCCACCATTACGCATTTATCACTTTTACATTTGTTTCAGCTAACCCATTACATTTTGCACATTCAAGAATAGTATTATATTTTTTCTTTCCATGTACTTCCCATTCACATTTGCTCTCACTAAATTTCTCATGCTTGCATCCATTATTAGGGAATTCATAATACATGTCGTTTTTCACTATGCGTCTCTCCTATTTCTTCGGTAAAGTTTGTCATACATAGAACGACGCTCATTCGCATTAGCGCCATCTAAATGGCTGCGAAAGGAATTTTCTAACTGGCGATCACTCATCTTGTAGGTTTTTTTAAGCTCAGCAGGCTTTGCTGAATTGAAATCATTCCATGTAGGTTGCTTGCTCATGTTGTCGCTCCTTGACCCTGACTAGGTTGACTTATTTTGTGGTGTAATTCAATACCTTTGTGATGTGTCTCAATACTTTCTTTCACATGGCGATGCCCCATATCCAGATGCTTCAACTGTAGGTCTACTTGCTTACCAAAGCGCTCAGTCTGCGCCTTAACAAGTGCTACAGAATCTTCATCCTCAGACATTTTAAGCTCTGCCATAATCTTTCTCTCTTTAAGCTCAAGCTCTTTCATATCAACTTCAAACTCACGTTGGTTCTTCATCTCATCTTGTTGAAGTTTCTTGGCCTCAAGCTGTACTTTAAGCATCGCAGGATTGTTTTGTATCTCGGCCTGTTGCTGCTGGATAGCCATTTGCTTTTGCTCTTGCATCTCTTTCAGCCAACCATCAACCATGGTCTTAAGCTGCTCGATGCCACGGCCTTCCATATTGTCTAGGATGAAGTTTAAGCCCTTCTCTGCCACAAACTGCGCAAAGAGTGGCGACATGCCCATCATCTCTTTGACCATCATAATGGTGCGTGACTTCTGTACCTGGAACGATGCGCCAGCCTTCACAGTGACATTTAGCACGTTCGTATCAAAATCCATGTCCATACCATCTTGCTGGTTGATCTTAATAAATGTTTTCTTGCCCTCTGCATCCATCAAGGGCAATGTGCGCGGCGTGGTGTAATACTTTGGCATCAGATCAACATAGATTTGTGCGGCACGCTGATAGCCCTGTAAATAACCTACTATATAAGGCATTGCGGTTGCATTAGACTGCGATGCGGCCTCAACCAATGCTATACCACTCAGCTGGTTATTATTGATCCCTAGCGCTGCGTCATAGCTTCCTAATACGTTTTGTATAAGCTGATCTGAACCCGTAAAGGCGTTAATAATCTCAGGCGGACACGGAATGCGTTGCACTTCGCGTATAGGATTTGAAATCGGCATTTCAGGGTTAGATTCATGTACTGAGTTGTAGACCAATACATTGGCCTTCTGAACATCCTTGTAAGCCTGTAAAAATTCTTCCTCTTTGGGTAGCGCCTCTTTAGCCACCATAAACTTGTGCTGCACAGTGCTTTCAATTTCATTCGCCAAAGCAATACCGGAGTAGTTCTTAAGGCGTTGCGCACCTTTGGCATGGTAGACATAGGGTCGTGTCACTTGCCTTACATTACCGTTCTTTGGCGTTTTAATCATGACTGAATGACCATCTACGAAAATAAGCGGCAACATGGTGAAGTCTGTTGTCTCATGTTCGATAATTTGGTTTTCAATCAGGCGGTATCGTTCAATGGTTTCAATCATGGTCTTGCGTGGCTTGCCAATGAGCGCGGGAGGCGCTGCAAGGTCGCCCCATGAGGCTAGCATTTTCTTGTATTTTTCTTCTGTGATGACTTTCGGAGGCTCGCCATTGTCGCCCCTGACTTGGACGATTTTGAGTTCTTTCGTTTTTTTCTCATAGTAGTCAGCCACCATGACAATTGGAGTGGCATCATTAAGATAAGACCAATTGAAGCCAGAAAAATCACGTCTAAAATTAAGGTTTTCAACAGAGATATCAGGAAACTCATCCTCAAAGTCCTCTTTAGCTTTCGGATATAACTCAAAGCAAAAGCGCCCATCGCCTTTGTGGGAGAAACGTGCGAGCTGGTCATAACCGCATAGGGTGGGATCAAAGACACGGTTGATATTAATGACCTGATGAAAGCTCATAGGCTTTGCGTAATCAGTTGTGATTTTAAGCGAGCTAAAACCACCAGATAACAAATCTTTGTAAACTTCGTACTTTGTGTGATGGTTATTGGCATCTAACAATGTGTGACGCAAATGCTGCTCGACCACTTTAATGGTAAGTGGATCAGCCTGCGTCTGGTCATCTGCATTGACTTCAATGTCAGGCTCTTGCTTTGAAAACTCACCCAGCAAGCGCGAGATATAAGCCTCTAATACGTTAAATTCAAGCTGGGGACGTCCGAGCGTCATTAGAAGTGCAATGTCATCTTCTTTTAACGATGCCTCGAAGACAAACCGTCTAAACTCATTGTAGCGGTCATAATTTGGCTTGAAATAGTCATGCGCACGGCGCACGTTTGTCTTAATACGGTCGAGCTGATTCTGGTGCCTTTTTGCCACTTCCATGTGACAATTCCTTTTAGTCAGTTACTATAAGCAGAATTCCTTAATCGATTGACCTGGTGAAATCCTTTCATCAAGTCTTTTGCAACGTTATCATAATTAACGGGTGACACTTCTTTGTTAATAATGATTTTGTCAATTAAGGCCATTTTCACAGCGTCATAGCAAGTATCAGCAATGTCATCAAACCGATGTACATTGTTTGCTGTGATTTTCTTCATATGGTCAATACACATTTTCGTATGTTTTGCGCCCAATGGCAATGAGACCTGTTTGCTCGCAATAAACGGCTGCATCTCAATGAAGCGGTTTGTTTTGCTATTCACGCTGCCTGAACGCTCTATGTCTAGTATACGCAATCCTTGGACAGTTTTAAGGACTGAGAGCAATGTCACTCCGGTAGATTTCTTTTCAATTGCTGCAAAGCGAGGTTGCACATGATAACGCATGCAGCCAGTCCAGAAGTCCAGAAAAGCCAGCTCCAAATCTTTGGGTTCGATGCGAAGCTCGATACAATCAATCCAATGCAAGCCATACAGATTAGCAATTGGACTACCGTTAAACTCAATCTGATAAACGCCCCAGAACGAAAATACTGTCGCATCGTTATACTCCTTTTCTGTTTCTGCACTATCACCCGTCACAAATGTAGCTAACATTCTAGGGCTTTTATCCAATATAGGAAACCATTCCTCCTTAAACAAACCACCACCCGCAGGCATAGGATCTTGCTGGTATTGTGAGGCAAATACATAGGGCTGCTTCTCACGCATTACCATCAGCTGCGACATGGGATTGACTTCGGGATAACGCGCATTTCCTGCATCATCCAAAGCTTTAATAATCACATTACGCCACTTCTGACCGTCAGCACCCGATAGCAAATGCGCAAACAAATCATCTTCATGCAATCGTTGGCCTATCAAGATAATAGGCACTAATGGTGAACGTGGGCGCCGCTCTATTGTTTCAAAGTAATTACGCTGGATGCGCTCGCGTATACCATCAGAATGTATTTCCTCTGGCTTGTGAATATCGTCAATAACTACTCCACCCGTAAATCGATGTTCCCCAGGTAAACCAGCGTCATGTCCTGTGATGCCGCCTTGTGAGCCGAATGCTTTGACCGCGCCCCCCGCCGTTGTTTCAAAGTGGTCTTTGGCAGAGGACTCTCGCTTAATTTCCACATCGAATAACTGCTTGTAGATAAGCATGGACATAGTTTGTTTGATTGATGCTGTATGTATAGTAGCAAGATCAAAAGAATGAGAAATGTACAAGAATTTACAATCGGGATAATGCGCAAAACACCAACAAATAAAGCTTTTACACAACTCAGACTTAGCCCAACCAGGCGGCAAATTAATGGATAAACGGTTCGTTTTAAGTAAGAAAACATCGGTCAGCTCCCTGCATACTTCATAAAAATGTGATTCATTCCCCTCTGGGCGCGATAACATAAAGTCACGGCCAGTCCGCTTCTTAAACATGACACGGTGAAACAAAAAGAAGTCTGACAGCAACTCTTTTCGTAATTGGTTTATCTCGCTTAGCTCTTCTCTTGCAAACATTTCTGTACCATCTCCCTGACGGCATTCAATTCATTTTTAATGGCCTTTTCTACTTCCTCAATATTCTGGTCTGACCATTTGGCACGGGCTTTTAGGAAGAATATGACTGATGGCACATTACCACCTTCTGCATGCTTAATAAGCAGATTAGCCATTCTTGCTATACCTTTATCCAAACCGCGCTTTACTGCGTCAGAAAACTCAGAGTATTCTTTGGTCTTTTCATTGAATGTTTGATAGGAAATACCCAAGCAACTAGCTATCTGCTCTTTAGTCAGGCCAAGCGCCGCATAGCCTTCTACTTTCTCTAGTGTTTCTGGAGTCGGAATCCATTCCGGTCTACCCATTTTTCACCTCGTTTTTGTAAAATACATGCGAACAGGAGGGACAGGTGATTGGCTTTTCTGATTTAGGCTCGTCATTCACAAAAGGAACATCAAGGTCGACATTGACAGGATCGAATGCCACGTTGAATGGCACGAAATTAAAGTTGGGTAGTTTCTCAAGCTCGACATTAAGCTTGATTAGGTCTGTATAGCCTTGTGCTGCGATCTCATTATCTAAGATTCGGTAAGCACTGATTTGTTCTTCGCTGAGGTTTTCAACCAATTCGCATGGCACAGTTTCCATACCAATCGCAGTGGCGGCTTCGTATCTTGCGTGGCCACAAATAATGGTCTTATTTCTATCGATAACGAGGGGCTGC